TTTGTTGTAGTTTGCATCTGAGATATTTGATTTATTGAAGAATTCAACGCAGAAGTTACTTCGTTAGATAATAGACCTTCATTAGATAAAAACCCAATAGCATCAAATGCTGCTGAACTAACAGTTCTCCAAGAAACTGGTCTATTAATGTAAGGAGCCACTAAGGCAGCAATTTCTGCTGCCTGCGCAGATGCTCTATAAATCTTTAACAATATAGAGTTGTTAGTTGGAACAGAAAATGATGGTAGATTTGGTATTGGCATATTCTTATGGATTGAATGTTAATGGTCCAACCGGAGCAGTCTTTGGTATTTTTCTAGAAACTACAGGAGCTTCTGAATTAACTCTTATAAGCGATTTAAGATTAATCGTATTAGTCAATGATTCTAAAGATAATTCTCCTCCACCAGATGTCACTTTGGTTGCCAATTTAGAGCCAACAGTTGTTTTTAGATCTGATTGAATAGTTGTATATAGACCATCTACAATTGTTTCGATATTCGATCCAACGACAGTTTCTGTATTCGAATATAATTTCGTTCCTGCAGTGGTTGAAGAAATATTCATTCCCAATAAAGATGTGAGTCCCATAGTTGTATTTGATATTAATGCAATTGATCCTAATTCAGTATTGACATTGAAATTTCTAACTGATGACATTCTAATATTATCTGAATTTAAAGTTATATCTCCACCAGCTTTCATGACAATATCTTTTGCTGCATCTAGAGTAATATTCTCGTTACAGAAAATAGAAGTATCTTTCTTAGCATGAATAGTTAATTTAGAATTTGCTTCTACGTTAATGTCATTTCCAGCATAGATATTAACTCTTCCACGTGTAGTTATATTAACAGATCCTTCTACAAAGATATTATCATCATCCAAAACAATTGTGTAATTAGTTCCATTTATCTTAGTTATCTTATGCGCTTTTCTTTCAGATTCGGAAATCTTTTCTTCATAGACTTCATAGAAAGTTCCGCATGGATGATATTCATGTATTCTTCTATGGTCCTTTGTATCATCCCATTCTTTTACAATTCCGCCTTCAGTCTGGAATACTTTATTAAATGGATACTTTGCTTTGTATGGTGGTCTTGGTTCTAACCACGCAGTATCATCACCATCTGATCTAGCAGAACCATTTTCGGAAATTCCTTCAAGCGCAACTTGAATTGATTCCCCTTTATTAGCAAGAGTTTTTTTTCTCTCTTCGATTACCGTTTTTTCTATGTTTTCAGCTCTTGCTAATCTATTTGTATCGGCTTCACCAATATAATCATCTTCTGGATAATGATTAAATGGATCAGAGAACCCAATGTTAGGTCGTGTTCTTTCTTGTGGAATACCGCCAATAGTTCCAAAAACTACAGGTTCTTGACAATTATCTCCATCTCTAAAGAAACCAACAACCCAAGTTCCTTCAACTGGTCCAACAGGAGTATCTCCAATTCCATTCATTGATGCAGAAGTTATAGGAAGAATCGGAAATGCCCAAGGTAGATCTTCTGTAGGAATTTTAGTTTTATCTTCTGTATGAAGACCTAGAATTCTTACACGAACCCGACCCAATTTCAATGGGTCGAATCTATCTTCAACAACTCCTTGAAACCAAACAAATCTATCATATCCTAAGAAACCATTAGTGATCATGATCCAACCTTCTTTCTCAGAGTTTCTTTACAACATTCTATAGTCATATTATATTGTACTTTTGTTATCGTGTGTCTTATATGTGTTATGAGTAAATTACCTTTATAATACTCATCAAATTTAGTTTCACCACCAGGTTCTGGAGAAGGTAGATCGAAATAAACAACATCTCCAGACTCTAGAGTACAATCTCCTGGTAGAGTTATTCTAATCTTAAATAAATCAAGTGAAGCCAATCTATGTGTTCTTATAGAAGATATTCTTTCAGTAAAGTTTGGATTTTCTGCAGTTCCTGTTGGATTATAGATTATTAAAGAATCTTTATAATCTTGCGAATCAAATCTATTTCTTTTCGAATCAAACACGCCAGTATACATTTTATTTTCTTCTAAATGATATAACTGATCAAACTTATCGTTGTAATTGAATGTATTTTTAGACCATTTCTTTTTGGTGATATCGTGTGTCAAAAGTGTATTATTGAATAATCCATTTGCATTATTGACGATTGTATTGAATGAATTGATAACTTCATAATTATATGCGTTTGCATATTCATAATTAGAACCAATATCTTGATCAATATTTCCTGGTCTAAAGTATATCGTTTTTCTTGGAGCATATGCTAACATATCATCCAAAGACAAGAACCAATATTTACTACTTGTTTCTTCTGTAAATCTACTAAGAGTATATGATTTTCTATCAGAAGATGTTTGTCCATCATTGTATAACGTCTGGAAGAAAAAGAAAGTTGGTTTGCCGTATTCTGAAACTGCTCTAGAAGCCAACCAATTAATAGTCTTTAATGGAGTCCAATTTGGAATAACAACATTCGAAATGCCAACTGTCTTTTCAATCTCATATGTTGTTTGTGTATTGAAGTCTAATAGAATTTTTTCTAATATGTTAGATATAGTCTCATTGGTGTAAGATTTCGAAATTCTTATATTTCTATCTAAAACAAATTCTTCTGATGTGAAATGAATTTCGTAAGATTGCGCACGTTCATTAATCATTGTTCTATTTTTGATATCGATTATTCGACCAACAAATGTAAATGATTTACTTTTTCTATCACCAGAATCTTTTTTTGTACTGATAGATTTCTGAGAAGTATGCTCACCAACAGAAACTTGTATTACAATTAATTCATTTCCCATAATTGGAAGTGAATTAGAACCAGATATCAAATTTAATGCATCATCAACAGAAATCCATCCAGTTAATGTTGGTGAATATATAGATTCGAATATATTAATTTCTGTGAAGATACCATTTATATCGATCGATCCATTTTCTGAAACGATCAATAATGATTTGATATCAAAATTTCCAGCTTGTATCTTTGACATATTATTGTGTTAATGAGTTAAATAGATCCACAAAATTTTGAATGTAAGATGAACTACAAACTAATATCGTTCTTTTTGCTTCATTGGTTTCAAATTCTATATCATAATTACTCTTAGGGTATTTCATAGTTCGACCATTTTCAGTTAATGGTCTTGAAGTTTGAGAATCTATATCAGTATATAGATAATTCACAAGAGGAACTTCAATGAAATATTCTGCATCTTCTACAGGATCATCGGAATATCTATCATAAGCTTCTCTTATAAAATATTTGTAAGTAGTTTGTGCTGCTGAAATTGTTCCATATTCATCTACAATATATTGTTCAAATTCACCATAAGAAAGTGGAAAATCATAAAATCTATCTAATCTATTATTGATAATCATAATAGTCCAATAGTAATTTGGATTACCATATAATGAGTTGGAAATTGTTTCGATATTTTCGCCATCTTTTATAACATACTTGTAATAGATGGATTTATCGTCATTGAGCGATTCTCTTCTAACAATTCTTACAGTGATATTTTTAAGAAGAAGATCGATGTTACCTGATGTGTCTAAGAAGTTTGGATATAGAACGTATGGAAATGGTGAGAAATATGACATATTTAATATTCTTCGTTCTGTTGTTCAAAATCGTCTTGTGTTAAAATTTCTGTTTCTTGAAAATCCATAACAAGTTCAATTTCTACTGGTGCTCCATCAGAATCTTTGAAAGTTACAAAATTTTTACCACCACCATAAGAAACTTGTAAATTTTTAAGAATACATTTCTTAGTTCTGAACAAATATGTGTTATTCTTACCAGAATTAAAAAATAATAATTCAAACTCTGATGGATATTTAAATAAAAAACTTCCTAATGTTAATTCTGGATGCATTGATGCTTTCAATGTTTTAATTATGTTCTTTATTGCTTCAGAATCAGATTTGTTCTTTGCTATCAAATTGTATGTGATTTTAAAATCTCTAAACTTAACACCATTCAATAGTAATTCTTGGTGTGGATTTATAGCTAAACCTGTTATGGCCGAAGACGCTTGACCTATTTCTTTAGTCGGAATACTTTTAAAAAACTTATCTAAACCTGATGCAATTACTGCTTTTGTTGATTTCTTCCCTAAAACTTTGGATAAAGTATCAGCTACTCCACCAACACTTTTACCAATTAATGATGAACCCAAACCAGTTAGAGAAACGTCTTCATATGAGACCGAATAATTTGTTGCAATTGACAGCGGTGTTGGTAAAAAAATTGTTGTTTTAACTGAACTTGTTTGCGATTTACTTCTTATATTAGATGCTTCTGGCTGGCCTAAGATAATATTATTCATTGGTAATCCATCAGCATTATACACACCAACTTGAGAAAAATCGATATTAGAAGCAGTTGTTTCATATATTTTTATGCACAATTGATTTGTACCAAATCTCTCTTGCATATTTGTAGGATAAGTATATTTTTCCATATTCTTATTTATTGAATAATTCCTTTTCCGTTAATACAAGAAAATCCATGCCATATTTTTTTGCAAAATCTTTTGCAGCATTCCATTTTGCTTGATTTATTACATAAGTGTGTACAGAAGATATATATGATTCTGTTATTCTCTTAGGTCTTTTTGGTTCAATAGTTTGATTATATGGTTTGACTTCAATCAAATATTTCTTCAATGATCCTTCTTTTGTTCTCACTTTAAAATAGAAATCAACAAAATATCTATGAATTCTATTATCTATTGGAGATAGATAAGGCACAATAACCTCTTCCGATCCGTATTCTAAAATAGATTGATTGTGGTCTAGATACTTCAAAAATCTTAATTCCCAGGTAGATCTCCAAATAATATTGGATGAATCTCCTTTATATTTTTGTGGGTATTTTGGAGTGTATTTTCCCGAATATGCCATATTTGTATTTATTATAAATAATAAGATATGAAATCATTAAACGACTTCAAAGCGGATTTAGAAAAATTTGGAACAGTCAGACAATCTAGATTCGACATATTACTACCTAACGAAACTGTTAATCTATCATTTCGCTGCGAATCTTTAAATATTCCTGGAATACAAATTCTAACAACAGATTTTCATCTATATGGCGGCGAACCAATAGTTAAGATTCCAAATGGAAGATTAAATGATGAAGTTCAAATGACTTTTTTGGTAATGTCCGATTTAAGAGATAAGTATTGGTTTGAAGAATGGTTACACAAAATCTCTAATTTTGAGAATAATAATGTAGCATATTATGATGATGTTGCTAAAGATATTTGGATTAATGTATATAATGAAACACCAAATCCTAAACCTACAGATGCATTGGTTACGCCATTAGGTGGATCTGCGCAAAGAGTGACATTCGAAGGACCAGACACACTAAAACAAGTGTATGTAGTAAAATTAACTAAAGCAATTCCAACTAGAGTCGAAATGATTCAAGTATCTTGGGCGGATACTGATCAATTAATGAAATATACAGTTAATTTTTCATACGAATCATTAAAAATAGAATCTTATGCAAATAGAACAGGAAAAACTTTTCAACATTTAGATAAAGTACAAAAATAAGGATAAATTATGTTACCTAAATTATCGCATCCAAGTTATGAAGTGAAGATACCTTCTAACAAAAAGATTTATAAATTCAGACCATATACAGTTAAAGAACAAAAGATTTTGCTTATGATGCAAGATTCCGATTCAATCGACGATTTAACTAGATGCATTACGGATCTCATAGAATCTTGTTCATTGACACCAATTTCTACTGATAAGTTGACTTATTTTGATATAGAATATTTGTTCTTGAAGATTCGTTCAAAATCAGTTGGTGAATCATCAACAGTCTCTTATAAATGCAATAATCAAATTGATGGTGAACTTTGTGATACTGTAAATGAATTGGAAATTTCATTGGATGATGTTGAAGTATCTTTCGAGAATTCTATTCCTGGAGAAATCAAATTAACTGAAGATATCTTTATTAAATTAAAATATCCAAACGCAAAATCTGCAAAAGCATTAGAACTATATAACGTAACAAAAGATATAGATTATCTAACAGAAGCCATCAATGAAGATTTGGAATCTATAATGGATTCCGAAAAAATTTATGACGATTTCACACAAGAAGAATTAAAAGAATTTCTAAATTCTTTAGATTTAACTGTATTCAAAAATATTCTTCAATATTATATCAATACACCAAAATTAACAAAAAATGTGCAATTTAAGTGTAGAAAATGTGATTACTCTGAAACAATTATTCTATCTGGTTTATCGGATTTTTTCGTATAGCAATTAATAATGATAATTTGATGAATTACTATATCAGTAATTTTACTATGGCACAATTCTATCACTATTCTCTTTCTGAACTTGACGATATGTATCCTTGGGAAAGAGAAGTATATTTGTCATTACTAAACAAACATATACAAGAAGAAAACGAGAGAAGAAAGAATGCCAAAAATTAGAAATACAAAAGATAAATTGAATAACTTGATGGATGTATTGGTCGCAAATTCAGAGCGCACCAATAAATCAATCGAATCAATATCAGAACAGATTTCTTCTCTCTCAGATCTTCTAGTTGCTGAAAGAACTCTTTCAACAAAACAATATCGCAAAGAATCTATATTAAAACAACGTTCCCTAAAATTAGAAACAGCAAATAAAGCATTTCAAGATGAGTTAGATGAAATAAAATCTAAAAGAAGACAAATACAATCTGAAATTAATTCTATTCTTGAAGAAGAAAGAAGAATACAAAAACAAGAAAGAAAAGCTGAACAAGAAAAATCGACTTATTATAGTAGAACAGCAAAAAGTGAATTTGAATCTGGCA